ATGAGCTGAAGAACATCGGCATTGTGCGTGCCACCAACGTCTCCAACATGGATTGAGGAGGTAACTAACGATGTCTGTTTTTGAAGCAACTGCGGGCAAACTCATTGGCCCGACTTCTGGTGGCACTGTTACTCAGCTCACCAGCAAAGCGACCGGCGTGACTCTTAACAAGCCATCCGGTCAAATCACCACTCACAACGCTTCTTTGGCTGGTGGCGCTGAAGTTTCCTTCACCGTCACTAACAGCGAAATTGCTGCCACTGATGTTGTGATTGTCAACGTAGCTTCTGGTGCTACCACCGGAACCTATATTGCCAGCGTCAGCGCTGTTGCTGCTGGTTCTTTCGACGTTACTCTGTCGAACGTTGGTACCACTGCAGGTGAAGCACTTGTGCTGAACTACGTGGCGCTGAAAGGCGCTAGCTCCTGATTATGGGGCTATTCGCTTTCCGGCGGATGCGTGAACGTGAGGCTGTCTCTAGCGAGGCGGCCTCTCTTCCTATTGCTGAGCCTAAACTTAGTGAAGAACCGAAGCCGAAACAACGTAGGCGTCGGACAGTAAAGCCCAAGTTGGAGCAGGTTGATGGCGTTCGAAATCATCGCGACACCAGGAGCAGCCAATGCCAATAGCTATGTAACAGAAGCAGAAGCAGATGATTACATTGCTCAAATGGTTAGTAACGCTGATGTGCAGCATTGGAATAGTGGTAACGATGATAGTCGGCGCCGCGCTCTTGCTAGTGCTACACAGCGTCTTGATCGTGAACGATTCTTAGGCGCTAGGGCGACAGATACGCAAGCTTTGCAATGGCCTCGCACAGGTGTCAGAAAACCTGACACCTACATCAACACTTATGCCGTTGGTTTTCCTTTTAGGATTACTACGGATTATTTTACTGACACTGAAATCCCGGAACAGGTTAAGCGTGCGCAAGTAGAGCTTGCTGTATATCTGCACAACAATACAGATGGTTTAGGGCTTTCAGGTTTAGAGGATTACAAGAATGTCAAAATCGGAAGCTTAGACGTAACTCCCAATTTATATGGTGCGACTGGCGCAGATCGCATCCCGCCAATGGTTGAGCGTTACTTGATTGGCATTAGAATCAGTGGACCAGGCAACATTGCTATCAAACGGAGTTGATCATGGCTTTTGGCCCTAACTCAGACGACATCACAGCCCTGCGCCGCCCGGATGGCACTTACGTCGAAGCTGTAGAGCCCTTAAGCGTTCCTGGTACTGCGCGTCAGCTCGCTGCTGGTAGCACCAGCGCAAATACAGCTTTAACGAGCACTTGCCGCCGCATCAGCATGAGGGCTGTAGGTGCCGACATTCGTTACGCAATCGGCAGCGCCAGTCAAACCGCAACAACAACGACTCATTTCATTGCCAATGGTGAGCGGCTTGATTTAGCGGTTCCCGTGACTCCAAATATTGCCGTTCTGCGCAATGGCAGCACCGATGGTAACCTAGAAGTAACGGAGCTGATCTGATGAGATTGAGCGGCACGAAGGCGACCGCTATCCATCAGTATCGCGGTCTTGGAAGTCAACTGTGGGACTTGGCTGGTGTGCGCCCCAGTCTTGACCTGCCGTTCGCCGATCAGAAGTCATTAATCGATGGCACTACTGGGTCGAACCTTGTTGACTTCACCCGCGCCAGTAGTGGGACGTATGTGGGCAGCGATAGGCTGATCAAGACGGCAACGACGAATTTATGGCAGTGGTCTAACAGCGCAGTTGACGGAGAAACCTGGAACAATGTTGGCGTTCAGCTTGATCTTACCAGTGGTCAAGCCGATCCAGCAGGAGGAACAACAGCGATCAGGGCAACTGATGCGGATAATACTGTTTCTGGTACGTTTCTACAAAAAACCAACCTTGCATCATTAACAACTGGTGCAACAGTTTCTTATTCAATTTGGCTTAAACCGATTTCCTGTCCTAATAATCTCTTGAACCTTTTTGTATATGCAAACGGAACGACGGATTACATTAACGCCGTGTTTACAGTATCTGGAGAGCAAATAACAGGTACAGGTGTTATAAATGCAGATGGCACTGGTGTTGTTATTGATTCTTCAGTCACTCCATATCCAAATGGCTGGTATCGGTGTGTTTTGACTGGTATTCCTAGCACTGTAACAATGACAGATGTTAGAGCACGTCTAAACCTTGGGAGTTACCAACGAGTACAAGGCACGGCAAGATTTGATTGGTATGGCGCCCAACTAGAACAATCCTCTACCGTTGGCGAATACATCCCCACCACCAGCACGATCAACAGTGCTCCACGGTTTGATCACGACCCAACGACAGGTGAGAGCTTGGGGTTGTTGGTGGAGGAAGAAAGGACGAATTTGTTGATGTGGAGTGAAGACTTCAGGAATACGGCGGATGCTGGGGAGGCGAGGCCGTGGCTCTACAGTAATGCTTCGATCACGTCAAATGCTGTTATTGCACCTGATGGAAGTTTAACCGGCGACAAATTGAAAGAAAACGCATCTACTGCTTGGCATTACATACTTGGAACGCCTGTTTCTTTTACTCCTCAAGTATATTCTTTTAGTATTTATGCAAAAGCAGCAGAGCGCAGTGTCCTACAAATTGTTCCAAACGGCAGTGCTTTTCCATCCTCTTATGCTAATTTTGATTTGTCTGCTGGCATAGTATCCGCTTCCAACGGATTAGAGGATAGTTTTATTATCCCAGCAAAAGACGGCTGGTATAGATGTGTTTTAGTTGACACGGCGACAGCTACAGTTTCGACAAATGCAGCATTTGTTGCCTGCTATGATTCTCCGCTTGCCAGTCGTGCATCATCATACACAGGCGACGGCACCAGCGGCATCTACATCTGGGGCGCCCAGTTAGAAGCCGGCGCCTTCCCCACCAGCTACATCAAAACTGTTGATAATCCCCTTGGCGTTATCCGCTCTGCTGACGTGGCGAGTATTACGGGGACGAACTTCTCAAGCTGGTATAACCAGGATGAGGGGACGGTGTTTGCTTTAGCAAGTAGGCCAACATCAGTCACGCAGAACAATAGGATTGTAGTGATTAGCGATGGAACGCTAAACAATAGACTGTTTGACATTCGACAGGATAGTAGCACCGCTGGATTTGCGTTTTCTAGGACTGCTGGATCTTCGGATATGATCCTTGGTATTGTATATAACGGCACAAACCTGCCAAACAAACTAGCAGTCGCTCAAGAGCTAAACAACGCAAATGCCGCCTATAACGGAACCTTGAGCGATGGCGATACAAGTGTGTTGATGCCAAGTGTTAACCAAGTGGAAATTGGCTCGATCTCGGGTACAGGCTTTTACGGAGGCACCGTCCGCCGCCTCACCTACTGGCCTACAAGATTGCCCGATTCAACTCTCCAAACCATTACCCAGTAGCCATGGAAGACGAAATCCTTACACCCCCTACCCCGACGATGTTCCGCTTCCCGGATGAAGCGACGGGCATGGCTGCGCTTGATGCTGCTGGGTTGCTTTTCACCGACGAGGACGGCAACCAGCGCCCCATCACCGCCAGCCACACCCACGCCTTGGGCATCGTTGGCACCATCACCCGTAATGGAGAATGGGATGACGAAGGTAATGTCATCACCCCACCTGAAGTGCTGGACGGTTGGCACATCAACTATCAAGGTGAAGTGCCTGACGAATGGCTGCAGTATGCGGTGTGGCCTGAGAATCCTGTGAGGGTGTGGGCTTAATGGCGAAAGGATTCGGTGGCAGATCTGAAGTCGATTACACGATTGGCGCAGAGGTCATTAACGACACCAGCGCCCATACCGGGCGATTTATGCATATCGACTTTTACGAGAACACGACGATCGAAGCGCTGGTATCAGAGAACTACACCGGCAACAGTCTGAACGGCGAGAGTATTCCAGCGGGTTTTCATCTCGTCGGCGTTTTTACCAGTACTAAGCTTCAGAATGGAGCTTGTATTGCGTATCGAATCTGATGGCACTTGCTGGATCGCTTCAAAAAGTTGCAAAGAAGGTCATTGGCAAGTTTGGTGGAACCGTGACTTTTCGCCTAATCACACGCGGATCCTATAACACAACCACAGGTGAGATTAGCTCTACAACGTCAACAAGCAGCATTAAAGGCGTGCTTGATGCTGTAAAAGCCGCTGAAGTAAATGAGCTTGTTCAAGCAAGCGATAAAAAGTTGACGGTAGCTGCGTTAGATTTAAGCAGCGCACCTGACACCAAGGATGAAGTTGAGATTAGCGGCGTGCGGTATCAGATTGTTGAGGTTGGCACGATTGAACAGGATAACACTGCAATCGTTTACGACTTGTTTTTAAGAGGCTAATCATGGCGCGTATTATTAAATTAAATCAGCTTGCTGAGTTTATGGGCGATCAAGTTGATCAGCTTGTGCGGGCGATGACGCTTGAAGCCGAAGGTCGATTAAAAGAAGAAACGCCTGTTGACACTGGAAGACTGCGCGGCAATTGGCAAACAAAGATCGAGCCTAAGCTAGGCACAATCAGCAACAACCTGCCATATGCTGAGCCTGTAATGTACGGCACAAACTTGCCTCCATCATGGGGCGGCAAATATCGTACACGGCAAGGCACAAGGCCAGGCTTTCCTGAGCTTATTGCTAAAGAGCTTGAAGCCTATGCACGGGCAGAATATGAACGTATCAAGCGTGCGAACTGATGGCTGCGGTAGATCTAAACAGTGTTCGATCAACAATTGAAGGCAGGCTGGCAAACGAGCTTGCGAGTTCACCTGTTATTCCTGTTGTGTTTCACAATATGGATTACAAGCCTGCGGTCAATGCATCGTGGGTTCAATGTCTAGTAAGTTTCGGCCAAAACGAATACTTGAGCCAAGGTTTGACAACTGACTCTCAAAATCGCGTCGTTGGCTTATTGCTGTTGAACATTTTTACCCCACAAGGCGAAGGCCCTGGCGCCAACTATGTGATAGCTAAGCGTGTGCGAGACCTTTACAATAGAGTCATCGTGTCGGAGGTTTACTTCGATGCAGCCAACGGCCCATCAGTATTGGCTACGCCTGTACCCGAGGGTTATTTTCAAACTCAGGTCCGTGTGACCTTTGAATTCATCGAGGAACTCTGACCATGGCCACCATTCGAGGTGAACAAGGCTCCGTCCAATTTGATGCCGCAGGAACAACTAATGCCACTGTCGTTGGCACTCGCAGTTGGAGCCTGACCACTACGAAAGAAACGCTTGACACTTCAGTGCATGGCGACACTTTCCGTAGTTTTGTCGGCAGCATGATTTCCGGCAGCGGTACTGTCGAACTGGTTTACGATCCTGATGCAACCGGCCAAGCTGGTTTTCTTGAGGATGTGTTGACCACGGCAGATCCTGCAGACGCAACCTTTGAGCTGTTTACGACTGGTAGCGTTTCCGGTACTGATTCGATCAGTTTTGCTGGCATCATTACTGACATGGAGATCAGCTCCAACGTTGGCGATCTTGTGGTCGTTAGCTGCAACTTCATTACTAGTGGAACTATTACAGGCAACCTTGAATAATTAAGGACGCTGGACTAAACTTTGGGGCATCATGCTTTATCGTTGAATGCCAGCTCCAAAATCTCGCACAGTCGATTTGCTGGTTGAGGCATTTGACCTTAACCAGCGTCGCAAATTTGAGCTTAAGAATGCAGCAGGCGAAGTCGTAATTGAGCTGTATTTTAAGCCGATCACCCGAGCTGATCGCAAGAAAGCGCAGACAATGGCGCAAAGCGAAGAAGCTCTAGACATTAGCACTTACATGCTTTGTCAAATGGCGGAGCTAAAGGATGGTGAAAAAGCTTTTGCCATGGCGGATGCACCCAAGCTGCAACGACAGCTACCCGAGTCAGTGTTAAATGAGGTTGAGTTGTTTTTGTTTGGCCTTGGTGGTGAAGAAAGCCTGAAGGAAGCAAAAAACGATTAGAGCAGGACAGTTGGCTCTTTTTTGAGTTTCATCTGGCCTGCGAGCTTGGCATGACAGTAAGCAAGCTCCGCACCGAACTTACGGATGCGGAGTTTGTGCATTTTGCTGCTTACTACGAGTTGAAGGGTGAACGCGAGAAGGATGCGATGGATCGCGCTAAACGTGGTCATCGATAAACTGAACGTATTGCAGAGCGTGCCGTGGCAGTATCCAACGTTGAACTTAGGGTTGATGCCAAAAGCGCTGTAGCGCAGCTTAATCGAGCATCTGCTGCGACGAATAAACTTGATAATGCCGTTCGCAACATGAACGGTCGGTTGCGAGATTCAAGAACTCGTTTTGCTGCCTCTGGGAATGCAGCTAAACAAGCCTCAAGTCAATTTAATAATCTCAAGCAAGCAATTGCTGGCATCGGTCTAGCCGCTCTCGCAAAGCAAGTTTTAGGTAATGCCGCTCAGTTTGAACAGTTGCAACTAAGAATTAAAACTCTCTCTCAAGAATACGGAGAATTTGAAAGAATTCAATCTTTTATCACAAAATCATCCAAGCAGTTTGGTCAATCTCAAGCTGAGGCTGCACAGGGTATTGCTGATGTTTACGCAAGACTTCGACCACTAGGTATTGAGCTGAGTGATATTGAGACTGTTTATAAAGGTTTTACTGCTACTGCAATTGCTAGCGGTACTTCTGCCGCAGCCGCGTCTGGCGCATTCTTGCAGCTCAGTCAAGCACTAGGCTCTGGAAGGCTGCAAGGTGATGAGTTTAGATCAATTGCAGAGCAAGTTCCTGGCATTTTGCAGCTTGTCTCAAAAGAAATGGGCGTCACCGTTGGTGAGCTTAAAAAGCTTGGTTCTGACGGCAAGATTACCAGCGACATCCTTATCAACGCTTTGGCAAAAGGCTTTGAGCTGAATAAAGGCAAAATTGACGAAATTCTGCAGAATAGTCCAGCCCAAAAGTTCAAAGATTTCCAAAATGCCGTCTCTGAATTGAGCAATGCAGTTGGTTCTGAATTGCTGCCAGTAGTTACACCGTTAGTCGCAAAAGCAACCGAACTGCTCAAAGCATTCGGTGATTTACCTGAACCCATCAAGACTGTCGGCGTTGTTTCTGCGGGAGCTGCTGTAAGTGTTGGATTGCTTTCCTCTGCTTTTGGTGCGCTTGGAATCAGCGTAAGCGGTCTTGCGGGTGGTCTTTTGTCAAAGGCAGCATTGGGATTGGCAACTCTTGGTGGTGGAGCCACAACAGTTGCAACAGGATGGACCGTGGCGGGTGCTGCCATCACCAAGACAACAGTTGCAGTTAAGGCAGCCACTGTTTCAATGGGGCTATTTGCTGCAGCTATCCCTACAGCTCTTGTAGTTGGTTTGGGGCTTGCGTTTAGGGAAGCAGCTGATAAAAAACGTGAATTTGATGAGGCGTTAAGGAGTCAAGAGCCTGAAGTCCTTGATACGAAAATCAACGAGCTAACAAATTCGCATAAAGAGCTGACGGCTGCATTGGCAACATTGCAAGCAACTCCGTGGTATCGGGGTCAGGCTGGTGACATTGCAGATATTCAGCAAAGAATTGATGCTTTGGATAAGCAGATTGATCAGGCAACTAGAAGGAGAGAGCTGATTGTTGGACTTCGTGTTGTCGCTGATGATATTGCTGCTGATGTACGAGCCCAAGCTTTGGCAGCAGGTGGTGTATCAAAAGGATTCGACACACTTACAGATAAGGAGATTCAAGAAGCTCTTGGGCTTGCTGGTGTCATTTCCGGCACTACTACTAAAGGCAAAGGCAAAGGCAAAACTAAACGTGTTGACATGTCTGAAGCGATGTTTGCTTTAGAGCAAAAACGACAATCACTAGCCTTTAGCAATAATGAATTGTTGAAAATTGAGATTGACCGGCAGATTGAGGTTCAGCGAATTATGGAATCAAATATGTTGCCTCGTGAAAGAACGATTGCATTGCAAGAATCAACCAATCAAGCTCTTGCGCGTGGCGCTCAAGTCTTAAAGCCAATGATTGAAGGAGTTGAAGAATTGCAGAAAGGTGCGAGAAAGGCTGGCGCAGCTTTTGCTCAGCTTGCTATTGATGCACAAAATAAAAAAATAGAAGAAAATGCAAGAAAAATGCAGCAGTTTTATTCTTCAATTGGCGATTCAATTCAGACTGGCATTGTTGATTCGCTAACGGCTGCTGTCGAAGGTACGAAATCGCTTGCTGAAGTAGCCTCTGACACGCTAAGAAGCCTTGCCAATATCATGTTGAAATTCGGTTTGCAGACGTTCCTAGGCGGTCTTGGTGGCAACGACAATGGCGTTGGATTCTTTAGTAAACTCTTTGGCGGCGGCAGAGCCTCTGGAGGCACCGTAAAAGGAGGTACGTCCTACCTTGTCGGTGAACGTGGCCCTGAATTATTTACGCCTGGTCGTAGCGGCAGCATTGCGCCAAACAACTCCATGGGTGGCGCTAACGTAACAGTAAACGTAGATGCTTCTGGCTCACGTGCTCAAGGTGACAATGCAAACGCATCACAACTTGGCAAAGCAATCGGTGCAGCTGTTCAAGCTGAATTGATTAAACAACAGCGACCCGGAGGCTTGTTAGCACGCTAATGGCTACTTTCCCTTCAATCACGCCAACGTACGACGCGCAAAAATCTAGTCGCCCAAATGTTCGTACGACTAGATTCGGTGACGGCTATGAGCAGCGCGTATCCTTTGGGCTGAATCAAAATCCAAAAGAGTGGTCGTTAGTTTTTGTTGTGTCGGAAACGGATGCTGACACAATTGAGACGTTCCTTGATGCGCGTGCTGCTGATAACGCTGCTTTTGATTGGACGCCGCCTGGGACAGTAACACCCTACAAATGGATTTGCTCTGAATGGTCGAAATCAATTCCTTACCTGAATCGAGCTACGATACAAGCAACATTCCGCCAAGTATTTGAACCATGAGCACTATTGTCACTAGGGCTGGCAAAGGCTCACCACTTACTCACACCGAGGTTGACTCGAATTTCACCAACCTCAACACGGACAAGGCTGGTTACGTAGCTGGTGAAGGTGGCACAGTCACGCAGGCCACCAGCAAGAGCACAGGCGTCACGCTTAGCAAAAAGTGCGGTCAGATCACGATGAACGCAGCAGCGCTTGCTGCCGACACAACTGTATCCTTTACGCTGACTAACACTGAAATTGTCGCCACCGACATTATCATCCTAAATCACGTCAGCGGTGGCACTGCTGGGTCGTATCTGCTAAACGCTCAGGCTGGATCTGGTTCCGCGAGCATTAATGTTCGCAACATTACTAGCGGATCGTTGTCGGAAGCAATCGTAATCGGCTTTGCAATTATTAAAGCTGTAATTAGCTGAACATGGCTTACGTTGTCTCCGGTTACTGGGCTGTCGGTTATACCGACACTGAATCTAGTGCGGCGATAACTGGTGAGCTGCAAGGAATTAACCCGACTGCAGTTATTGAGTTATTTCAGCTCGAACTGAACGCTGATCAGCATGGTGTAAATCAGACATACTATTTCCACAACGGCACTAAACAAAATTCTGGCAATAATTTAGTATTTGGTGGCACAATTTACATAGCGCTGCCGATTGAAGCTGATGGTTTTGCGTACTCTGGTCAGGGTAGTTTGCCAAGGCCAACGCTGAGGGTCAGCAATATCCTCAGCACAATTACGGCACTGCTGGCGACACTGCCGAACGGATTGGAAGGCGCAAAAGTCACTCGACTCCGCACCCTAGCTCGTTACATCGATGACGCAAATTTTCCTAGTGGGAATCCTTACGGCACGCCCGATTCAACTGCTTTGTTCCCGTTAGAGGTTTATTACGTTGACCGAAAATCAACCGAAAATCGAAATTTAGTCGAGTTTGAGCTGGCCAGTAAATTTGACCTTGCAAATGTTCGCGCACCCAAACGTCAGTGCATCAGCCGTTGTCAGTGGGTGTACCGATCTGCAGAGTGCGGTTACACAGGCACCAATTATTTTGACGCTAATGACAACCCTGTTGTGAATACATCTGAGGATGTTTGCGGCAAGAAGCAAAGTAGCTGCGAAGCTAGATTTGGTGAGAATAACGAGCTGCCATTTGGCGGCTATCCCGGCATTGGTACTTTCTTCGCATGACCTGGCGCGACGCTGCTTTACAAGACGCTAAAGACCGCGATCCTTGGGAGTCGGTCGGTCTGGTCGTTGTCGTTAAAGGTCGTGAACGATATTGGCCATGCCGCAATATGGCGCACAACATGGAAAGCATGTTCGTGCTGAATCCTGAGGATTACGCTGCTGCATCAGATGCTGGTGAAATTGTCGGCATTGTTCACAGCCATCCGCATACCGCACCAGTCCCCAGCGAAGCCGATCGAGTTTCAGCAGAAAAGCACGGCCTCCCTTGGTACATCGTCAACCCACGAATTGAAACCTGGGGCGAATACTGCCCTTGCGGTTACAAGGCTCCTTTGATTGGCAGGCAATGGACTTGGGCCGTCAATGATTGCTGGACTTTGGCGCGTGACTGGTATGCAGAACAAGGAATCATGCTGCGCGATTGGGATCGTCCGGCAACACCAGAACTGTTCATGAATGCGCCGATGTTTGATGGCGCTTGGGCTGCAACAGGATTTCGCGAATTAGCTGAAGATGAACCCTTGGAGCGTGGCGACTTGCTGCTAATGCAGATTAACGGCAAAGGCTTGAATCACTGCGCCGTATTTATCGGTGATGGCATGGTGCTACATCACCTTGCGGGGCGGTTAAGCAGTAGAGATATTTACGGTGGCTGGCTACAATCGGTTTCAGGGAGGCGGCTGCGTCATGTTGCGTAAGGTCAGACTTTACGGGCAGCTTGCCAAGTTCGTCGGTCGAACTGTATTAGAAGCGGATTTAAGCACTACAGCGGAAGTAGTGCGAATGTTGATTGCAAATTTCCCCGCGTTAGAAGAACACATGGCTGATCAGCATTACAAAGTGCTGGTGGGCGAACGTGCATTGACACTGGACGAGTTGCATTTCCCTGTTGGGCAGGAAGAGATCAAAATCGTTCCAGTAGTTGTCGGTGCTGGTGGTAATGCTGGTTTGACTATCCTTGCCGGTGTCGCATTGGTTGCTCTTTCGTTTGTGAGTTTTGGTGGCACTGCTTTTGCTGGAGCTGCAGGCGCTTCCGGTCTCGGTATTTTTGGTGGAACGGGCGCTGCATTTGGATCGTCCGCGTTGTTTTTTATTGGTGCAGGTCTTTTATTAACTGGCATTGCTCAAGCTATCTCTCCAGTACCTGCAACTCCGCAAGGCCCAGATACTGAACAGGATCCACGCAAGTCATATTCATTTTCTGGCGTACAAAACACAAGCCGTGGTGGCACGCCTGTTCCTATCGTTTACGGTAAGACTCTGACTGGCAGCGTTGTTATCTCTGCTGGCATCGACACCGTTCAGGTAAGGACATGACAACGATTATCGGTGCTGGTGGCGGCAGCGGTGGCGGCAAAGGCGGCGGTGGTGGTGGCAGTAGCCGCTCACCTAGGACCACACCTGACTCCCTTGATTCAAGGCAGTACGCAAACGTCATCGATTTGATTTCAGAAGGCGAAATTGAAGGTTTAGTTGACGGAAACAAATCGATTTTTCTAAACAACACCCAGCTGGAAGGCGTAACCGGCGACTTTAACTTTGAAGACGTTACTGTTTACACCCGCAACGGTACGCAAAGCCAAGAGCACATTCCTCTGACTCCTGGAACGGAAAACGAGCGTCCAGTGAATCGCCCTGTCGCGCAACCCGTCCCGATCATAGAAAGCGTCACTGATGACGAAGTCGATGCAGTAAGGATCACCATTTCAATCCCATCGCTGCAAAAAATTGATAACGAAACTGGGGACACTGAAGGCACTTCTGTTCGCCTGAAGATTTATCTGCAGTATGCGAGTGCGGGCTTTGTAGAGGTTGTTGACGACAGGATCAGTGGCCGCACCGCTGATCTATATCAAAAAGACTATTTGATTGAGCTGGATCGGCCAAACCCTACCGACAACGTTGATGTCAAAGTTGAGCGCATCACGGGCGATAGCAGTAACTCGCTGCTGACTAACGCCTTCAGCTGGACAAGCTTGACGGAAATCAAGTGGGCAAAGCTTACTTATCCGAATAGCGCACTTGTCGGTTTGCGTGTAGACGCTGAGCAATTCAACAGCATCCCATCGCGCAAGTATCTGATTAAAGGCATCAAGGTTGCGATCCCCAATGGCGTTACTGTTGACCCTGACAATGGCAGGATTATCTATCCGCAGAATTTTGTTTGGGACGGAACATTTGCTGCTGCAACATGGTGCGCCTGTCCAGCGTGGATTTTATGGGATTTGCTGACCAGCACACGATACGGTTTCGGCAACCATATTGACACCTCTCAACTCGACAAGTGGGCGTTCTTTGCAGCGTCAAAATACAGCAACGAATTGGTTGATGACGGCTTTGGTGGAACGGAAGCTCGCTTTAGCTGCAACACCACGATTCAAACAGCTGAAGAATCCTTCAAGCTAGTCAATGACCTGCTGTCAGTCATGCGCTGCCAAGGTTTCTGGAGTGCAGGCAGTCTGACTATTGCGCAAGACGCACCACGGGATCCGGCCTATCTATTCACGATGGCCAACGTCACAGAAGACGGCTTCACGTATAGCGGCAGCAGCCTGAAAACTCGCCCCACCGTTGTTGTGGTCAGCTACCTCGACATTGACCTTAAAGATAAAGCCTATGAAGTAGTCGAAGATCATGACGGCATCGCAAAATACGGCGTGGTGCGTAAAGAGTTTGATGCGTTTGCCTGCACCAGTCGCGGTCAAGCAGCAAGGATAGGTAAATGGATTTTGTACTCTGATAAGTACGAAAAAGAAGTCGTCTCGTTTACGTCAAGCCTTGATGCTGGGCAGGTTGTCCGGCCTGGCATGGTGATTCAAATTGCTGATCCTGTCGTTGCTGGTGAACGCAAAGCAGGTCGAATCAATGCTGCGACTAGCAATTCAATCACGGTTGATGATACGGCAAGCACCGACTTGAACTTTGGTTCAGGCAGCAAGTTGCACGTCATCTTGCCTGACGGCACAGCTGAAACCAAAGAAGTTAGCACTATTACTGGTGGTGTTATTACTGTTATTGGGGCGTTTAGCGTCACCCCAAACGTCAACAGCATTTGGATGCTTGAAACCCTTGGACTGGGCGCGAATAACATCCAGCCAACACTGTGGCGCGTGCTTGCAATTGAAGAGCAAGACCAAATGCTTTATACCATCAATGCCGTTTCGTATAACGAGGGTAAATACGCTTACGTTGAAGATGGCGAAGAACTCCAACAGCGTGACGCAACAAACTTAGACGTTATCCCAGAACCACCAGAAGACCTTGAGGTACTAGAAACAATCCCTTTGGGTGGAACGGAACCAACCAAGGAAGTTCAATTTGTACTGAACGGCAGAGTAGCCATCAAGATTACGTGGCACTGGCGCGTTCCCAGCGGCCAAGCCACCAAGAAATTCCGCGTTCGCTACCGCCACGAAGACGATAACTTCACTGAAGAAATTATCCAGGGCACCACACTAGACATCCTTGACGCCAAGCCAGGTAACTATCAAATCCAAGTCAGCGCTATTAGCGGTAGCGGCATTCTGTTCAGCAAACCTGCTCTTGCTAATTACACGGTTCAAGGTCTTGGCGCACCACCGGCTGACATCGTTGATCTAAGCCTGACGCCTACGACTGACACGCTGGCAATCCTGTCTTGGGATCAGGTCGATGAACTAGACGTTCAACTTGGTGGGCGCATCATTATTCGCCACGATCCACGGGCCTTGGCAGCTGCTGAATGGAATAGCAGCAACCGGATTGTTGACGGCGTTTCTGGTGCTTCTACTCAAAAGCAAGTGCCCTTGCTTGCTGGAACGTACTTTGTCAAAGCCGAAGATTTCCTTGGCAATCGCTCTGTCAATGCAGTTGGTTATGAGGTTGCACTGCCTGATCCTGACGCACTGCTGACGGTCAAAACCTATGCAGAGCAAAGCTTGTCTCCGCCGTTTGACGGAACGGCTGTTAACTGTGCATATGACGTAGCTGAAACAGCGCTAGTGCTAGAGCCTGACATTTATGTTGCGTTGGGTTATGCCGTTGATTTTTACTTTGAAGTTGATGGGCAGGCTGAATACATCTACAAAGATACTTTTGACTTTGGTGCGGTTTATGACACGATTATTCGCCGCACAATTCTTAGTCGCCCCACGGTTCAAACGGGAACCTTATTCGACGATTACCCCGGATTGTTTGACGATGCGACTGGCTTCTTTGATGGGACGAGTTCAGATGCGGTCAATACGGTGACTTACGTGCGAACGACGGATGACGATCCAGCAGGATCACCAACTTGGGGACCATGGACTGAGTTCGTTGCAGGTGTGATTCAAGGTCGCGGCATTCAGATCAAAGCGCAATTGACTACAACAAGCTCGAACATCAACGTCGCGGCTGATCAGCTTGGTGCAACGCTCCAACTACGAAGGCGCACAGAAACCGGCACTGGTTCGTCTAGCAGTGCGGTGACATTTGGCAATGCGTTTTATCAAGCGCCTGACGTGGTTATCACTCCGACAGACCTTGGGGCGGATGGTTATGTAACGTTGAGTAGCGTCACGGGAACAGGATTTACGGCAACGCTTACAGGAGCGACAAATAGCGGTTTCAGTTACACTGCGACTGGATACGGTCGAGCACTGTAATGGCCCAAAGCGATCAAGTCGTACAAAACGCAACATTCCCGACTGTTCGCGCAGACATTAACGATAATCTTGCTGCGCTTTATAGCCAAAGCTCTGGGCCTTCTGCACCGACAACAACTGTTGCTTTTCAGCCTTGGGTTGATACAAGCAGCAGCCCGCCAGTCTGGAAAATCCGCAACTCTGCAAATACCGCTTGGATCACTGTTGGTGTTCTAGACCCGGCTGGTTTTGAATCCGGTGGCGTCACACCAATCGCTAACGGTGGAACGGGCCAGATTACTGCTGCCGCAGCGATTGCAGCACTACTTCCCAGCCAAGGCGGAAATGCAAACAAAGCACTGATTACAACTGGAACGTCACTGCTTTGGGGCAATGCGATCAGTTCTACTTTCACCAAGTATGAAACGACAGGTACGTTTACTTGGACAAAACCAGCAGGTGTAACAACGGTAATTGTTTTCTGCTGGGGCGGTGGTGGTGGCGGTGGAAAACACTCGACCCAGGGGGGTGGCGGCGGTGCTGGAGCGTCTTGCGTCATTACCGCTCTTGCTGCAGCAGATCTAGGCAGCAGTGAAACAATTACTGTTGGCGCGGGCGGCGCAGGAAAAACCGGAGGCGACGGGAGTGGCGGTAATGGCGGAAATAGTTCTTTTGGTAGTTATGCCACGGGTTATGGCGGCCTTGGCGGAACCGGCAACGGCTCACAAACAACGTCAAGGGGATCTACGGTTTATGGAATAAGTGATACTACACCTACCCCTCCCGTTAGTGCCGCTAACATTTTTGAAGGTGGCGATGGCGGGCGATCAATTGATGCCGGAACTAGCGGCCAAGGTGCAAAAGGTATCTTTGGCGGCGGTGGTGGTGGTGGTGTTTACGGGCCAAGTGCCTTTTCTCAACCCGGCGGAATCAGTGTTTTCGGTGGTAACGGTGGTGCGTCTGCTTTTACGCAAGCAACAGATGGTGCTCAGCCTGGTGGTGGCGGTGGCGCAACAGAGGATACAAATGCAGGAAACGGCGGCGACGGCGCTGTTTGGGTGATTACTCTTTGATCACCGATCGCAGTAAAATCGGAGTATTGACGGTTTTACCATGGCAAACATCAAGATCACGGATCTGACTGCTTACGCCGACCTCACCGAGGAGATTGTGGTGGGCTGGTGTAAAGAGCAACTTGGCGATGAAAAAGTAGATTCCATTGATGTCGCACTTGATGCACAGATTGACGAAAAGCTCGCGCCAACAAAAGCTAGTGGGATGCCTTGGAACTGATGCAACGTCCTGACCCAATGATTCCTTCGAAGCCGGGTGCGCAAGACACCCAAGCGATGGACAATCGCGTCAAATGGCTAGAAGCCTTGTATGTGCATGATGGTCGGAATAATCCTAACCATCCTTTTCATCACACATACACCGGCTTGGTTAGGCAGTACTCAGGCGTTCCGATGTCTGACCTCTGCGATAACGACTGATGACAAAGCCTAAAAGCTTGAATGGGTTGACTTTTATTCAAGGAAAACCTAAGAAAACCCGTCAAGGCAACGGTCAGCATTCCAAACCTAGTCACAATAGAAAGATGAAACGCGGACAAGGAAAGTAAAATGGATGCTGCGACAAGGGCTAATTGGCAAAAAGTCAAAGAAGCCCTTGAAGTAGCAGGCAAAACCAACTGCATGTACTACAGGCGTGCATTGTTGATATTGGCTGGAAAGCCGGATCCATTGGCGTGATCGTCTTGGATAAAATTAAGTCAGCAACTGAAGCTCAGTGGATCGAATCAACATTGAGTTGATAGGAGGCATCCTTGCGCTTGCTGTTCAGGCTGGCATAGCTGTCTGGTGGGCATCCGGCATCCACTCCAAGATTTATCACTTGGAGCATGAAATCACCAAGATGCATATGAACGTCGATCAGAATACTGAGTTTCGTATCAAATGGCCTCGTGGCGAAATGGGCGCATTGCCTGATGACGTAAAACAAGACAGCGCAATTCATGTGTTGCAAGCTGAGGTGGAACGTTTAAGGCAATCGCAACCTTGCCGATAGAATCGAAATGAAGGAGGCCCACCATGATTGAGTTAGTTGCTGCAGTTGTAGGTGCCTCCATTGGTGTGGCTGGTTTATCAGCAACAGGCTTTAGCAAACGAAACAACGAATCACGCGAAGCCGTCATCAGGCTGACGATGGCGGTAGAGAGCATTGCGGGCAAGCTTGAAGAGCTGCATCAGGACATGAAAGAAGATCGACGCGAAATGTACTCAAAGCTGAACAACCATGACGTAAGACTTACTGCACTTGAAGGCAAAGTCAGCTAATAGCATTAGGATTAAATCAAAGCACTTTAATCATGCACGTCGAACAAATTCTTGCTCACCCTGCTTTTTGGGTCGTCGTGGCAGCGGCGTCTGAGCTTATCGGGATGAGTAAGCTCAAGGACAATTCAGTGATTCAGCTTGTGTTCACTGCGTTGCGAGCATTGAAGGCAAAAAAGAGCTGATACCTTCAGATGGTCGTTGGATCGTAAGATTCAGCACTCGTTCACAGTGGGAGACTTTGCAGCGAGCAGTTCAACGCAAAAAATTCCACGCAACGCTGAAGCACAAGCTTGATCAAGCTGAGCAAGAATGGCATCGTTCGCAGCCTCCAGCGACCTTGCCGCCAATCCGTCTAGATGATTTGCACATTCGCGCACCTTGGTATGAGCAAGACTCCGATCAGACTGATTGACCTGTTTCGCTACTACAAGGGCGCACCGCATCAAAATGCAGCGTTGCAGGAGCTTGAGGCGCAGATCCTGAAGGCTTCTCCTGATGTGTTTAACCGTGATCAAAACTGGTATAACACTTGGTCTTCAACTGTTCCAGGCAAAGCAGATGGTTCGCCTAATTCTTGGGATGGCGTAATTGATGCGGCTAAGCGTGCTGGCGCTAAATATCCTGAATGCGTTGCAGCTCAATGGGCACTTGAATCTGGCTGGGGTAAGCATACTTCGGCAAAGAATAACTTCTTTGGCTTAAAAGGTGACGGCGCCAGCGTTCTTACGAAGGAGTTTATTGATGGGCAGTGGATTGAAATCACGGATAGCTTTATCAATTTCCCGACGTTAAACGCTTGCGTTGAATATCTTGTTGGTCGTTGGTACAAAGATTTTAAAGGCTATAAAGGCGTAAATTGTGCGACAAGCGCTGACGAATGTGCAAAATTGCTTGTGAAAGAAGGCTATGCAACAGATCCTGACTATGCAGAAAAGTTGATTCGTCTAATGAAGGATCAAGGCCTTCAGTCAAGCGATCAACGGATTTTAGATGTTCCTTATGAATATCAACTTGATAACAAAAGCGGCACAGGTTATAGAGAGTGCTTTTCTAGCACTTGTGCAATGATTGCCAAGTATTACGGCAAGGTCAGCTCAGATGATCAATACAATGCAATCCGCGCAAAATTTGGTGACACGACATCAAGTGATGCGCAAGTTTTGGCATTGCGCGATCTTGGGTTAGACGCTCGATTCATTTTTAATGGGACAGCAGCAGTGCTTGAAAACGAGATTAAAAATAATCGTCCTGTTGCTGTTGGTTGGTTGCATTATGGTCCAGCCTCTGCACCTCATGGTGGCGGACACTGGAGCTGCTGCATCGGTTACACCAAAGACGCCTTTGTTTTTAACGATCCCAATGGTGAAGCTGACGTTGCAAACGGCGGATATATTGACAACTCAGCCACAGCGGGCAAGCGCATTAAATATAGTCGCAACAATTGGTTGAAACGCTGGGAAGTTGATGGAAATGCAACAGGATGGGCTATC